TAAGCATGGCATCCCATGCCGCCTTGGCCGCGCCTTTGACGCTATTCCAAGCTGCCTCGATATAGCCCAGATTCTGCTTAATGCTTTCTGAGCGTGTCTTTAAAGCATTGGCGTAGGTCTCTTCTGCAAGATTGGCTGCCCCTACCTTATTTCCCTGCTCCTCTAGGGCGCGAATCTGCTCGTAGACAGATGCAGTTAGGTATCCGTACTGCTCGTTAAGCTCGGCGGAAGCCTTGGCTGGGTCTTCTGCCAGCTTTTGGAACTGGGCAACCGTATCCTCTACCGCTTGACCGGTAGCGCTCTCAAACGCCACCGCAGCAATAGCGATGTTTTTGAACTGGTCGCTGGCAATCCTGCCGGTGGCAACGATCTGCGTCAGTGCGTCCGCAGCCGCGCCGGTGGTTCCGGTTACCGAGCTTACCTGCTTGGCAAGGTTCGCCATGCTGTCGGCGGTCTGGCCCGACTGGTTGCCGGTAACAATCAGAGCACGCTGGAAGGCTGAACCCTCATCACTGCCCTGTTTATAGGCAAGTGCAAGCGCTGCTGCAGCTGCCGCGGCTACCGTGAACGGGTTTACCAGACCAGCGACGTATCCACCCAGGGCGCGAGCGGCAGGACCAATCCCGCCGAACATGTCCTTCAGCTGTCCGCCCTGCTGGAGCAGTACTTGTAAAGGCTGCTGGCCTCCCTGTAGCGATACAACAATATCGGTGAACTGAGCAGGGACGCCTCTCAGTGCGTTCGCCGTCTGTTTGGCGGTATTTCCAGTCCGATTCAGCGCATCGGCTTGCCGGGATATTGCCTCCCTGCTTTGATCCAGCACCGACTTGTACTGCCGGTAGGTATCGATGTCGATCTTGTTAGATGATCGGAACTGAGCAAGCTTGCGCTCCTGCTGGTCCAGCTTATCCAGTGCCCTGGTAGCGGGGTCAATGGAGGCAAGAAGTCGTCCTAACTCGTCCTTCTGATCCTTGAAGGTTTTGGTTGTCTGCTCAGCAGACTCCTTAACTTTCTTGGAAGACGCCTCAGCCTTTTCGCCTGCACTTGCCAGCCGCTGTAGGCTTTCCGTGCCCTTATCTACTTCGCTTGAGTCAACCCTTAGGCCAAGGGAAGCAATATCATTTGCCATGGCTATTTCTCTTGGTGAATGGCTTCAAGCGCGGCGCTCTCCATCACGCGTACTGCGTCGAAGACTTCGCCATGGTCTGCTTCAGGAATGGATAGATACCGCATGACAACCGGGATCTCGCTGTACACAAGACCGGTAGGGCCTCCGGGACCACAACGCCATTGCGTCATCATGGCCTCGAAGACTTGGAAGGCCTGCATGTTCTCAGGCCACAATGGGTAATCGATGCTGCCCAGGAGGTCGGGGGTAAGCCCGAACGCCGCTAGATCAGAAGCCTTTGGCTGCTTCCGGTACAGCGCCCGAGCAGCGCCGATCAGTTTAAACGTGATGCCTGAGTCAGCTCATTGATGTAGGTCTTGTATACCAACAACCCGGAGCCGCCATAGTTTTCTGTAAGGCGCTTGATGTTCTCAGGAGTAAACTCATCCTCAAGATCCCAGCCGACTACCATTTCTATGATTAGATCATCTAGAAGACTTTCCTTGGTGGCCTCGATGAATTGCTGCAGCTCAGCCTTGGGGCGATGCTTAAACTTCATCTTGACGTTAGCCGAGCCCCCGCCATGCAAGGGTATTGGAACAATTGCATCAAAGGTCGGGTTGGGATCTAGTTTGAAAAGTACCTTACTCATTCATCACCTCAGCGAGCGTACCGGACAACTTCACCGGCCAGGGCAAAGGATGCAGTTACAGTGCGGCCAGTGTTGATATCACCGACGGGGTTGTTGTTGAAACCGACGTAAACCGGATAGATGTTGGTGGAGCCGTCGCTGTTGTTGAAGCGAACCACACGAATCAAACCGTCTTGGTCAGCCTGTTCCAAATACTGGTAGAACGGCAGGGTTGGGTCATCCAGAATGGTTAGGGTGAAGCTCATTGCCGACTTGAATGTTGGGATCTGCTTCTGAACCTTGGATTCAAGGAACTGGTACTGGTAGTAGTTCTGATCGCCACCAGTAAAGGCCAGAGCTGTAATCTGGCTGATACGCACCCACTCAGAGACCTGACGGGCAGTACCAACACCAGCACCGGCTGGATAGCGCATGGTATCTACAGTATTCAGGCCGGCAACGGTAAATCCTGTAGCGCTCGCATCGTCTACACGGAAGGCGCGGTCGTTGGCGTATTCCCAGCCAGTACCGAGCAGAACAACGTCACCGTTAGCGAAGTCATTGGCAGCTGTCGCAACAGCCGGGTTTGCGTTGGTCAGGGCTGTGATAGTCGCTTCATCGGCAAAGGCTGCCGAGAAATCCACTGTCAGGCCATTGATCAGTGTAACGCTCATGTAATAGTCCTCTCTGCCGTTGGCAGTTTTCAGTCAATAAAAAACCCGCACTTGGCGGGTCTTGGCTTGCCCAACGGGCGAATTCAGATAGTGTCGGCGCGATAGGTCAGGCTGACCGGGATGGTGAAATCGGTATCGCCCTGGATTTCCCTGGCTACGGCCATAGGGGTGATGATCTGGACGATAAAGGCACCTTTGCTTAAGCGGTCGTTGAGCGGATACAGAGCGGCAAGCTCATCCGCCAAGGCTTCCCCTGCCCCGGCTCCCTTCCCTGCCGGCGTCACAACGCTGACCTGGAAGATGCCGGTGTATTCCCGATGATCCCCGGCGAGCGTCAGGCTGTCGGTCAATGCGGGAAGCGTGGCAGTCGTTAAGTAGGTCTCGCCTGTGGCCGGTGTGAAATTCTGGTTCTGATAGGCGACTCTGAGATTCTTGGTATTGGCCCAGGCCGCAAGCCGGGTTTCCATTAGCGAGCGGATGATGCGATGGCTCATACTCTATGCTCCGCTGCCGCTTCTCTTACGATCTTCTGAAATCTTGCCTGTGTAATACGGACGAACCCTTCTGGAGCTTTCCGGCTAAACCCCTGTTCGTTCACCTTCTCAGTTGGGCCGTTATACCCTCCGAATTCCAGTAAAGGGCCATACGGTAAATTATTTATTATGTAAGCCACCTGCCCAGCACTAAAGGTATTTGCCTCAGCTACAAGCTTCTGGATAGTCTCATTGCCGTCCGGGTCTTGCGTCTCAAGTACTCCGCTAGCAGGTTTATCGATATTGAACTGCCAGTTGCCACGAAATCGACCACTGTCTACAGGAGACATGCGAATCAATGATGAGCCAACCTCGATAACGATTGCCCTACAAGTATCATCTAGCGCCTCACCAGCCTTTTCTGCCCACTCACGAATGGCTAGCGAGAAAGTGTTAGAACTCATGATCTCACCTGCAGTGTGTAGACGAGGGGTGTGCCAGCGGGGTTGGTCTCGTTGACGTTGATGACGCTGTAGGCCTTCCCCTGGATGATCGCTTTGTTGGCTAGCTCAGGAGGCCACTGGAGATCCTTGGCAGCAATCTTGAGCTTCTTGTCACCTTGCTGGATCTGGGTGTTGTTCTGGAACTCAATGCCTTGATAGTCAAGCAGGATGCCTTGGGCTGGCTGCTCTTGTGCCACTCCATCACCAGTCGTCCCGGTCTCGGGATCATATTCGCCCGCCTCGGTACGCTGAAGGGTGACGGTCTGGCCGAATTCTGTGATCAACTCCAGGGCAACGTCGGCCATCTCATCATAGAAAGCCATGCTATGCCCTCACTGCGAAAAGCCCACGCCGGTCCAGGTAGTCAGCAAACTGTGTCTGGCTTGGACGGTTAGGAGCCGCTGGCAGTAGCCTGCCTGACGTATTGGTGATCTGGGCATACTCAACCTCTACTGCACCCTCTACACGCTTACGGATAACCGCACCCTGCCGTGTTTCAGGCGGCGTCAGGTCATCCGCATGGATCTCAGTCGCCAGGGCTAACTGGCCGTAGAAGATCTCTCGCGGGATGTAGTTGTTACGCTTGTATGCACCGTCAACCTGGACACCCTCACGAGGCCAAGCCAAAGCCTGTTCCTCGTGAGTGCGTCGTCCCTTCCATTTCATGCCATTCATCGCAAGGGCGGCACGGCGCAGCAATGCTTCCTGAGCAGCTTCCTCAGCAGGAATGGTCACGCCGAACTTAGCGGCATATGAGACCAACTCCGCTGCTGTTGCGTAACTCTCTGCGTCTGGATCTCCGGCCCCAGATTCGATGATCAGCATGTTTCTTACTCCTGGTTAAGCAGTTGCAGCAGTTCGGCCTTAGTGGCCGTGGCACTGTACTCGATACCTTTGGCGTCAAGCTGGGCTTTGATCTGGTCTTTGGTCAGGCTGTCGCTTGAGGATGCTGCGGCACCAGTAGCTTCGTCAGCACCGCCGCCGTTGTTACGTGCCGCCGTCTCATCTACCGGAGTACGGGCCGTCTCTACACCGCCGGTCTCGCCAACAGTCTGAGGGCCTACGGTGATGCTTTCAGCTGTACCGCCAAAACCCCAACGAGCCTTTTCATTCGGGTCAATGTACTTGTCTTTTTCGATGGTCATGCGATTTCTCCTTTAGATCATCTAGCCCCCGAAGGGGCCAACATGGGATCAGGCAGATACGGTGGAAGTAACGAAAGCCAGCGGGACTTCCTTCCGGTTGAACTTGCGCTCCCAGTTGGTAGCCAGGGCCAGATCAGCCCAGCTAGCCGACACAGGACGGCTAGTGCCTGGGGTACCGGTGATAGTGGTGGACAGGAAGGAGTAGCCCAGCGGGTGGATGACATAGTTACGGCGAGTCCACAGGGTCTCGGTACCGCCGCCATTGCCACGATCCGGGGCGCGTTCGTACTCAAGGCCGTCTTCGCCTGCCGGCTGCTGCTCTTCGTAACCGATAGCACCTGGGCCAAAGATCACAGACAGGTAGCGAGCTTCGGCACCGGTGCCAATCACAGGCATGCTGTCATCAACCACAACACGCATACCCTGGAAGCGGCCAAACTCTGGCACTTGATCCGCAAGGGGGGTGAAGTCGATCAGGTTGAGAATCTGCAGCTCAGTCTGTACTGCCGAGTGCATGGCAATCACGCTCAAGCCGCCCAGCTGACCGGAGTAGTCGCCCATGGTGGCCTTGGCACGGATGATCGAAGCCGCATCAATGGTGCCGGGCGCAGCTACAACCATGTCACCACCGTTGTTAGCGACGTTGGCGTTGTAGATACCGATAACGCTGGCGATGGTGCGGCGCTGAGCTACACGCTGCCAGTAGCTGGTCAGGCGACCGGCGACGAACTCCAGCGGGTCCTGCTTGGTGATGTTCTTCACCAGATTCATGCAGTTCCAGCCTTCGTTCAGGTAGGCCGCACGCGCTTGCATGCTTGCACTGGTCACAGCCAGCGGTACTGCGATGTCCGTGTACACGTCGTTCGAGTAGTTCGACTCGATAGACGCATCCAGGTCAACCCACCACGGAATGGTGAAGGTGTTGGACGGGCTAGCCAGCAGCTGAGCCATGTCGTTGTTCTGAACCAGAATGCCTGATTCAAAGAACGCGGTACGTTCGGAGGTGTTTACATTGATGTAATCGCGGAGTTCGTCGCGGAAAACCACATCAGAGAGAATGGTAGGCATTGCTTATTTCCTTAATGAGCTGCCGACTGCGCTTTCAGGCGCTCGTATTCGGCGGGATTGGTACGGCGGAGCTCTACTCGCTCCATTCCAGTTAGTTGATTGAAACTCTTTGCGGCCCCGCCGCTACGGCTACCACCGGCCCCACCGCCAGTAGCCTTGCTACCAACAATCAGCGGCGCAAACGCCGGATCGTTGATGAACTCGTTTTTCAATTCCTCAAGGGTCAACGCAGATGGCCGCCCGTCATGGTCAAGCACGACCGTAACCGGCTTGCCATCGCGTATTTCCATGCTCAATCTGGACTTGATGTGAGGAAGAAGCGCCCTTGAGCTGCCCTGAACCGCCAGTTCCGACGCTAGGCGATTGGCTTCTGAGCCAACAGTTAACGCCTGGATCTGAGCTTGCAGGGTGGCAAGCGTCTGCTCTTTCTCAGTCAACACCCTGGTGTGCTTCTCTTCCCAGGACTTTTGCAGAGCTTCGATATCACCTGATTTGCGGGCTTTCTCTTCCTCAGCAGCTGCACGCTCTTGCTCAGCCAGCCGCTCAGCCTCTTCACGACGACGCTTTTCTTCCTTGCGCTCGTTAAGGATCTCGTTCAGCTTGCGCTTGAGTCCCTCTGTCTCCGAGCTTTCAGGAATGCCTTCAATGGATAGGAAGAATTTCCCGTCTCTTTCGGTGTAAAGCGCGCGCACGGAGTCATCCAGCCCTTCCAGGCTGTCCAGTTGATATTTCAAGCTCATGGTGTCCCCCAAGGACGATTTGCAGGCCCAGCCCGCATAAAGAAAAAAGCCCCGGAGGTCCGAGGCTTGGGTTTACTGTGTCTGATCCAGCACGTGCTGGAAGTGGGCTTTGACGACCGCCTTGATGGCTTCGTACCCCGCATCATTGGGGTGTACGCCGTCGTTTGTCAGCCCAGCCTTGATCTCATCCTGTCCTGTAGCTGTGCGCGATCCCGTGAAGGCATCGGCATAGCCCTTCATCACGATCCCGTTCGCCACCCCAGGCAGGAACTTGGTGTTGAAGTCACGGCGCACCTGATCGTTAGCCCCGACGTTGCGATATGCCGCATTGGTCGGTGTGGCTTCAGGGAAGAAGATGATCGGCTTCATGTTGCGCTGTTGCAGTGCGGTATACACGCGCCCTAAAGAGGCCTTGTACCGCCGCTGAGCCGCAACGCTCATGCCGGTGTTAGCCGCTACGTCATTACCCGACCATGGTGAATAGGTCAGGATCGTAGGCCGTACCCGGTCAATGTGGTCTTCAATCATCCGGCTGTATACGTCAGGAGCCTGGGCGTGGAGCCCTGCATTGAAATACTCAATCGGCTTCTCAGGCGTGCTCAGTTCATAGCAGGCGCGCTGAACAGCCCCGTAGTCTCTAACGTTACCGCCTAATCCTTCCTGAATGCTGTCGCCCATGATCATCACTTGATGACCGCGTTTGGTCGTCATGTACTGGATCGCTGGAACGACTGCCTTTGTGTCACCACCAGAGCTAACCACGTTGTTCTGGGTGAACGTAGCCTTGTTCGTAACGCCTTGAACTTCCTGGTTGGTGCTGCGGTAGATCCGTGGAGCCGAAGCGCCTCGCCAGTAGTACAGGTCGTTGTATGGAGTGGTCAGCGTAGAGCCTGCTGGATACTCGATACGAACCATGACCAGTGGCCGGCCTGATGCCGAATCAGTCCGAGCAATACTGGGAAGGTAGATCATGTCGGAGAAAGACATGCTGTACCGTTCTTCAGCGATGCGCGCTGGCAGATCAACCGTGGCCGCGCCGTTATTCCAGGTGACATCAACCCATTCGCTGGCTTCAGGGCTGGTAAAGACCTGATAGTCAGCAACAGGAGCCGATCCCGCAACGCCCACACACGCTTTGACGCCAGTGACGGCAGCGGTATGGATGTTCGGGATGCCGATTCTGAAACCAAGAAACTCGGTTTCGACCTCGATCATCATATTGAACGTGATGGCATTGGCTGCCGCCTGCGTCTTCATGCGACCGAAGAGGTGTTTCGTTAATACGCTCGTTCCGGTGGTCAGGAACGATTCCAACTGCTCACGCTTATCTTGCTCAGCATAGTAGCCGGCCATAGCGTATCGAAATGGCTTTCTTGCCATGATGGTCTTCCGTTGTGGGTGGTCGTTCCTGAAGGCAATAAAAAACCCGCACTAGGCGGGTCTTGGTGTTAGGAATAAATTAGGCGACGTTCAGCCAATCGAAAGGCTCCGTCAGAATTACTTGCCGACCCTTTTTCGTATTCAAGTAGCCGGGAATCAACTGAAGATTAGAGGCGCAATGCAGTCCGGATACTGTTCGCGCTTCAAGCGGGATCATGTGATCTATATGCCATGAGAGACCAGTAGCCTCTCTTCTGGCCGCTTTTAATGACTCTAGCTCTTCTAAAACAAATCTATCGAACTCACCAAACCAGCTAGGTGTTCTCTCATTGACAGAGACGCAACGTCTAGTTAATAGCCGACCATACATCCGACGCATGATCCTTGTGCTCTCATTCGAAGAAGCAAATCTTTGAAATTGAAAGCCGATAGACAGCACAATGGCATAGCACTCGTTTTCCCACTTATCTTTTGCCTGACGCAACTCGCGTTTTCTAAGCGGGGAATACTTTGCATATGAAGCGTTTTTTTCTGCTTCTAGAAGATAGTCAGGCTTATTGTTTCTAACCTTATGGAACGTATCAATCGCTTGATCTTCGTTTGAAAACCAATACAGCAGCATGGAAGACATATCAACAACCTCTCGTTGATTCCCTCTGGTTAGGTGCGACAGGCCGTGAGGTAACGGCTTTTCGGGAGCTACCCTAGTCGCATCCCACCATTCTACCCTAATCCAGCCCTGCACGGGCAAAAGCCAAAGGTTCTAACACCTTTAATTCCGCTAGGGTTAATGGCTGAAAATTCCTGTCCAGCTGAAGCTCGGAAAACCGCTCCGAACTCAATCCGCCGTCAATAAACAGCTTTGCTCGTGACTTGCCTAAAGCCTGCTCAATAAACTCTCTTGGCTGTTTTTTGAGCCAAGAATAATAGGTCTCACTGGCGCTGACCTGCTTTCCGCCTTCAGCGCCCTTAGAGGACCGCGTAGCGCCTTGGCTGAATAGCTTCGAAAATTTGGTGATGGCTACCACCGTTGAGCGACAGCCAACGTGCGCAGGAGGCCTTGGGCCTGAGTCAACAGGAAACCGCCTAGAATCAAGGGATTTGCACACTGGTGTCGTGCGCGAGTCGAGTGTGCTGACCCACTCAACCTCAGTCACTACGTCACTATTCGCCTTCAGCGTCTCATTGCGTGCCTGGCTGGCTACGTGCTGGACCGCCGTCCTGACCACTGCCGAAGCATTGCGATCGGTAATAGCCAGAATGCCATCCTTGTACTGCTGCGCCTTGGTGCCGCGGATAGCCTGGATGATCTGTGTTGTGGTCTGGCCCTCGAAGAAGCCCTGGCGTATCGCACCGACTACCCGTTGGCGCTCTGTCTGCGTCCAGCCTTGAATGAACATCTCTAGCAGCTTGCCGCCATCTACCCCTCTCACACTCAAGGGATTGGTCAGGATTGCCGCCTTGATCGCCGCAGCACCGGGCAGGACCGCTTCGAACGTCACCGCTACCGAAGTATTAGCCGTAGCCACTGCTGCAGCATTGTTCAGGCTGGATGCCTCGAACTGAGCTTCGTACATCGCAAGGTCAACCAGATCCAACTGAAGCTGGTCAGTGAAGCGGGAGAAGATACCCAGCAACAGGCTATCAACCTGCTCTAGCAGCTTCTCCTGCCGCTTGCGTGTGTACTCAGTGATGTCCGGATCGCTAAGCTTGGCCCTGATCTTTCGATCCATCTCCTTGAGGAACGGGGCAAACTTGGCGACCTCATTGGCCTTTAGTTGTTCGAGCAGAACAGCGTGACGAACCGTGGCATCAAACAGCGCTGGATTCGCCGCCATTGTCGTCTACCTCGTCATCTAAGGCTGGGCCGGGACTTGTTGTCTCAAGCTCGTCTCTGATCGCATCGTCCTTCTTCTCGGGGTCAATCAGCTGATAGTCACGCAGCTGACGCCAGAAGTCGGACTGAGGAATCAGCCCGGCCTGAACGCCCTTGATCAGGTTGGCAAGCAGGTTCGCATCGATCTGTACGCGGACAAAGTTCTGATTGAGGGTGTACTCCATCTTGCCGTTGGCATTCATGAAGAGCCCCATCCACTCCAGCACCTTGCTGTAGGCTTCGGATACGTTGCTGACGACCAGGGAGAGAACCGAATGCTCAGCAGCGTTCTCGTTCTGTTCCTGCGTGGCTGTCTTGGCTCCACTGCCCTGCTCAATCAGGCGAGCACCGAGGGCAATCATCTGCCGCTCTTTGGCGTCCATGGCCTCCTTGGCTAGCGTATTAGGCTGAGCCTGGAGGATGCCTGCGGATCCACCTTGAGGAAGCGGAAGGATAGCCCTGGAGCCGAAGTAGATGCCCTTATCTTCCAATAGCTGAACCCAAACTTCATCCAAGCCAGCCATGTAGACCTGCGGCTGACCCACCAGATAGGCGCTGTCTTCGTAGTCAGCACTGTTCCGGTAGTGGGCAATGTTCAGCTCCGCCATGTCATACAGCGGGGCGTCGTCAATGTTGGCGTCGTTGCTTTGTGATCCGAGGAAGGTAAACGGGATTTCAGTCCAGGCAGCGCCGCGACCATCTGTTGGCTCACGAGCGTCAAAGATGTTCCAGCCGCCCTCATTCCGCCAGATCTCGACGGCGTATCGGCCTTCATCTGTCAGCCTGAGCACTCGGTACTGGTCTTTGACCTCCTGACCGAACCCATCGGCTGTGTCTTCCTCGTATTGCTCCTTCAGCACCACAAGGGACAGGACGTGCTGACCACCTACCTGACGAGTACGCCAGTTGATGATGTCCTCAGCCTTGTATCCCGTTACCGTGGCCCGAATGCGCCCAGCCTGCATGTCAGCAAGCGATGCCCCACCGTCAATGGCTGGGTAGTCCACCAGAAGCCCATGCCGACCAGTCTCTAACAGATGACCGATAACCGCCTGACTCTGCTGGTAGATGCTGACGCCCTGACCATCGATATCCTCGCTGACGTACTTGAGCAGAGAGGGAACCTTGAGCGTCGGCCATGTGGTGAATACCGCACCGACCAGACCGTTCTTTGTCCTGCCTGTAGCGTTGTAGAAAACCGCCCGAGCAAGGTAGGAGTCATAGCGCGCCCGATTGGCCTCACTCTTGTCTTCAGGGTTAGGCTGGGGCAAGTAGAAACTCTTGCTTTCCTTGATGCGTTCAGAGCCTTTGCAGACGTCTCGCACGAGCCGCCAACGGCTAAGCGCGGCTGTCAGCTCAGGCCGTGTGTATGTGACGTCATAAGGCATGATTTAGCTCCACATGCTTCCAAGTGAAGCCGTTTCTGATCCGACTCACGAGCGTACTAGTAACCCCGAGTCGCTTAGCGAGATTCGTAACTGATTCGTTAGTGGTCCTAATATGGATCACATCGCTTTCTGTAAGCTTCGAGTTTTGATGAGCAGACCCTTTCCTTTTCCGGGCGCGGCCTTTGCTTTCCATGTCGTGAACATTGTCTGCAACAGTTCCTGCCTTAAGGTGCTCCGGGTTGACGCAGGAAGGGTTATCGCACAGATGCATTACGACCATCCCTTCTGGTATCGGGCCATTCGCAAGCACATAGCTAAGTCTATGCGCCCACCATGAACTACCCAGCCTCATGATCCGACCATAGCCTTCCTCGTTCTTGTATCCAGCAAACTCCAAGCAGCCATTCGAGCTAGGGATAGCACGGTCAGCGAACATCCCATTCCAGGTGAATTCACGTGTCTTAGGCATTAGCGTGCAAATCCCATAGCAATAGTGGTGACAGGCTTGACGATCGGATAGTCCTTGTGGATGAAGTACCCACCGGCATCGTTCGCATGGTCATTGCCTTGTGTCTTGTCTGGCTCACCGTTAGCAGCCCATACCTGCTGCTCTAGTGAGTCGGCATAGGTCGGGCACTTTTCGGCATTAACTCGGTAGCGGCGCTCACCCTGGGCATTGCAGAACATCGCATTCATGGCGTTGATGCGATCCTTCACCGGAGGGTTGCTTGGCGGCGCTATGACGGCAAAGCCTGCTTGTTTCAGCTGGGCTATGTCCGTCGTGCTGGCGTTCACTGACTTGCGTGAATCACCAGAGGCGTCAGGGTAGATCCTGATCTGCCGTGTGTTGCGATAGTCGCCATCGGCGTATAGCCAATAGCGCTCCTTGATCTTCTTGATCATGTCCGGCGTATCATAGCCGTTGATGATCTCATCCACCGCATGAGGCATACCCAGGCGCTTGACGTGGACGATGGCCGACATCTTGCCAACGTTGAAGTCCATGCCAATGAACAGTGGCTCCGCTGGCTGAATAGTCTCCTGTGAGGCGTTCAGCTTGCGGTCATACGTGTGATAGATCGATCCAGACGTCAGGTTAACGAACTGGCCATTCAGATATGCCCTGATCAACTGTTCCGGATACGACTCGAACAGCGAGGGTATGTAGTCATCAGGAAGGTTGAGTTCGTTGTCGTAGGTGCTCGCCTGGATCATTCCATAGCGCTGGCCTAACCCTGGGTTCTCTCTTACCTGCTTGACGAACTGCTGATAGACGAACTTGAAGCCTTCTGGCGTCGTTGTAACGTCTACCCCGTTCTTTAGCCCGTCTACGTTGTAGCGCATACGAGCAATAATCTTTCGCCATGCCTGCTGAGCTTTCACCGCGGACATAACGTCCAGCTCATCCACCAGCGCATGACCAATCTTGAAGCCTACGATGGTTTGCGGCTTCTCCATGGATCTGCAGATGATCGTGCCTCTATAAGCACGGCCACTGTAGACATGGACTTCATGGTTGGCCTGATTGACCAGTACCTTTAAGCCCCACTCGTGAGCCACCTCTTCCATGGTTGGATAGAAGATGTCACGTATCTGGCTATAGGTTGGAGCGAAGTACCCAGCGTTCACACGAGGCCATGACCACATGTGCTGGGACAGCCCACAACACCCTACCCATGTCTTGCCTGAGCCGAATCCAGCCACGAAGGCACGGAATTTGTGAGGCAAGGCAAGGAAGCTGGCTTGAGGTACATTAAGCGTCGGGTTTACGAGCATCTCGAATCGTTACCTCAACGCGGGCCGGTACTGCTTCCTCCTGATCTTCACCCTCTGGCTTGTCACGCCACTTGTTCCGTTGTCTGTTCTTGAGCCAGAAGATTGCTGCGGTAGTGTCAGGAGGATAGTGTTTGATGATAGGCGTCTGGATGATCTCGCCATTAACGACCCTTATGTCCAGGTCGTCATGTGAGTATCCAGTCGCCCTATGGAATAGCTTCGAAGCAACCTCAGCATCAGCCATCGTTTTCCCGCCCTTTAGGGACTCAAGAAACGCTGGATGAGCCTTCTTCCAAGCATTCAATGTCTGCTCGGACACCTCGAAGTATTCCGCTAGTTCTTTATCGGTCAGGCCCAGCTTGCAAAGCTTGAGTGCCTGTGCGGCGTACTCCGCCTTGTAGCTTGTTGGTCTTCCCATAGTTCATTGCCGCTACACCTTTTCAGGCTTCTCATGGAGTTCGTACTGCTTGATGATCTCGATCACATCTTCAGCCTGATCTTTATTGGCGTAGAACTTGACCTGAATCTCTACAGCGCTGTCACTCTGGAAGTGCACCGTAACGGCAGTCACCGGCCTTCCTTCAAGATCTAGCGCCTTGAGCAGATCACCTCCTACCTCGGTAGAGCTGACCACCTTTGAAGTAGTCATTCGATCACCCGTTGAATCGATACCACACCGTAGAAGTATTCGATCTCTTCCGCGCCGCAGTAAAAGGTTGCTAGGCGGCCACGCCAGACGACAGAGTCAGCCTCTACGATCCGCTCATCATTGTCGTCTGTTGTTACCTTCCACTGTGTCATGGCCTTCACCTATTTGAAGACTTCGCGGAATGCATCCAGAGCGGGCTTATTACGATCAGCCTCAAGACTCATGATGTTTTCCTTGGCCGTCTCGGTGGCCCACCATGCATAGCAGTCGGAGCCGTTGTCTCGTGCATAGATCAGGGCATTCTTCAGTGCAGCCAGCGCATTAGGCATAAAGCCAGGGGCACCCACTTCACCAAGGCAATGCTTGAAGCCTGCCTTCTTACAGAGGGCTATGCATTCCTTCATCCGATTAACGCCGACTTGAGGGTCGATGTTGTCGTGCCCGTAGCCACCACCAGCATTCTCATCCATGTACAGATGGGTATGGATTTCGATGCGGTTCGCCGGGTCCTTCAGGGTGAATAGCTTTTCGTTGCCCTTAGCCTTAAAGCTTGCCGTGGTTGCCCAATCAAAGGACTCGACAGCAATGGCGCACTGCATATCGATCTTGCGGATCTCATCGATACACAGCTGGGCCTCTTTGACCCACACGTCTACAGAAGGAATACCTACGGGCTCGTTACATAGATCGATACCGTAGAACGCCGCATAAGCCTCTGGATCTGACTTGATCAGTGCAGCGATCTTGGCGTCTACGTCAGCCAGCGCACCATGCGGTACTGCTGCCGTCCCTATCTTCTGCCGATTAGCCGCAGTGTTGGTCGTTGAATAGCCCACATAGTTATGGACATCCACCAAGACCTTTAGCCCTGCCTTGCCGTGGAGCTTGATGTTATCTAGCAGCTCTTTGCTGTAGCCGGGATCTAACGGCCCAAATAGCTTGCGCTGGATACGCTCCCAGGCAATACCGACACGGGCTTTCTTGGCGCCGAATCCTGCCCAACGCGTGATCTGTGCTGCACTAGCCCAGAAGTAATTAGTACCTGCCTTTCCGGGTAAGACAGTCTCACCACCACCGGCCTGGCCGATGTTGACGCAAAAGAGACCTTTCGGCGTCAGGTTAGGGTTCGAACCAGCAACAGGAGCTGGATCATTAGCCGGTACGCTTGGAGTCACCGGGGTAGCCGATGACCCCTCAGACTTTGGGACAGTGAATACCACCGCCTTACCAGCCACCTTGCTTGGATCTAGCTTGTTACCTTCAAAGGTTACGCTGGTCTTGTCGCCGAAGACTTCAACGTTAATGACCTTGCGGTTCGTACCGTCAGGCAATGCTGCTGTCTGGCCTTTAGCCAAGGCTGCGTTACTTGCGACAGAGATACGTGCAGCGTCATCTGCTACCCATACGCCATCTAGCCAGTCACCTGTAGTCACCTGGGCATTAGGCACAAGGCTCAAAGTGGTCATTTCTGCGCCACCCTCGGGCTCAGTAACCACGGGGGTTTCAGGGGTGTTAGGTACTGTTTTTGGGGGTGTTTCTGCACCACCCTTAATCACAGCTTCTAGCGCCTCTACGCGCTTCTCCAGCTCATTGAACTGGTCTAGGGTTGTTACCGTTACACCGGCCATGTGACTCTTCCTCGTTTGGTTGCCGCGCCGGACTACACAAACTCGGTCACTGGCCTATGAGTTATTGGTGATCATTGATAGATCTGTCGTAAGCAATAAGCGCGGCAGTCTTTACGGCGATATCACTTGCAGCCACGCTCGGGGCCCAGGCATCTGAGCCATTAAATACAGTCTCGGCGCGGCATTGATACCGTTGAAGCCTAGCTACGGCAGTAAGCAGACTAATAAGAGTGCTTAATTCCACCCAGCCACTACTCATTGGCTATTCCTGATGGCGTCATAAGCGGACTGACAGGCACTGCCGGCAATCCTTGATCGGTCATAAGCTGCAGCCAGCTCTCTTGCTCGCGCATCCATCCTGCTAAGCACGTCGGATAACACCATTGCGGGGCTGGGGGCTGTCTTGCTTCCGTCGGTAGCACCGGTATCGCTGGGGCAGCTACGGACGGACTGGGCGAGACGATCTGCCTGTTTACGCAGCCGCTCACTAGCAAGGTCAGCATCACGAGCGTCAGCCTGGGCGTTTTGAATCTGCTTCTGGGCATCGGCTCGGATACTCTCTATCTCAGCTTGACGGCGTTGTTCGGTTTCTCGCGCCGTTCTCTCTTCCTGCGCCCTGAGCGTTGCTTGCGCTGCCTGGGCGGCACTCTGCTGCTTTTCCCACTTGGCATTAGTGACGTTCACTCCATGCTGGTAGGCTCCAAACGAGCAAACAATCACTGTTGCCAAGATTGCAGCCCATTTCAGGAGAAGTGTGTTCACGCTACAGAGCCTCCAGCGGCACGATACGCAGCGATTAGCTTGTCAGCGGGGTGTTCTGGCTGCCCATATCCGGCACCGGGCAGGCTTGCCCAGATGTTCCGGCATTTGGCGATAGCAGCTTCAATGCGTCCGGCCTGGATATCAGGCAAGGCACGTTGCTCTTTCAGCTGCTGCAGCACGTAAAGGTCCTGACTGATAGGACTGAAGTCCTTCAGGTTCAGCTGAGCCTTGTAGTGAGGCCAGTACTTGAACAGGATCTGGTAGCGACCGGCAGCGGTTGAGTCCAATGGCTTGTAGTAGACATTAGGGTGATCGCTGTAGTCGCGCATCAGGATCAGCTTTCCAGGCGTTGACCCTACCAACACTCGATAACCGTTATCCGTAGACGGGTCATTGAGCATTGCCTTGCCAATCTCGCTGAAGGCAATCATGTCTAGGAATGCGCAGACGTTCTCACCGCCTGCTTGTTGTGCGGTGATACGCGGCATTGCGCTCTCCTACTGCTTGGGTTCTGTGTTGCTCTGCTGCACCTGTTGCAGCGCTTGATTAGCTCGCTGGGCCGCCTGATTGGCAGCTTGGCTTGATGTCTGTGCGGCTGAGGCTGCGGTTGTAGCGGCCTGCCCTGTCGTCTGCGCCAGATTTACCAGCGCTTCGTTGTAGGCTTTCCGGATATTGGCAAGCTCTGCCGTCATCGCCTGCCCTGCACTAAACATCGCAAGGTGATAGCCGATGATCATTCCGCTAAGGACAAGAAGCGCAGCCGCTACCCATATCTCAACCCGCTTCCACCAGTGCTTGGCTCTGGTCACCACCGTTTCGCCGTTCATGGCCACTCCGTTGCAAGGCTTGGCGCAACTGCGCGACCTCTGACGTTAGTTGACTGATGTGGCTTTCCTGCAAATCCAGTTGCGACTTCATAGCCTTCAAGGTCCCGGTGAGTTCACCCACCGTTCTGTACATGTCATTGCGCTCTTTGGTTACGGCCTCAAGCTGCGAGTTGAGCTTTTCGTTTTGGGCCAGAGTGCGTTCGAGCATGTCCTTCTCTGCTCGATCATTCGCTACCGATGCCCCAGTGCTGGACATGTACTTGCGTAGCCAGTTAAGGCCCCAGGCAAGCCCTATTCCTCCAGCTGTGAGCCATCCGGCAGGGTTACCGCCTGCTAGATCGTTTGGGTCCATTGCTTCACCTCTTTGGCGTTGCTGAGGCTATGGCCCATACGAGACGCCGGTTATAAAAACCCGCTGTGAGGGGTGTAGCGGGTGCCAAGGCGCTTGGCTTAAAGGGTGACAGGTGGCCGGCCCGACACTCCGGCTAGTGAATCTCTCGGCGACCGGTATCTACCAGTCCATTCACCTGTCTATTGGTCCGTCATGGGGCTGTTGTCCGTACGGGAGCACGCATGCGGGACTAATTAGGGCCTTATTTCAGGCAATAAAAAACCGCCACTGAGGACGGTTTCTTTTGAGTTAACCTTTTCCAAACTTTCTTCGACGTATCCCTTTCAGATCCCAGGGATATCCATCCTCTTTGAGAGGACATATGACTGAATCAACCTT